CTGAATGCTTCCCACTGGCGGTTGTTGCCCACCATCGGCTTGAGTTTGCTGAGTACCTGCTGTTTGTCCACCATTACCACTAAATCCTTGTTCACCCGGAACTGGTGCTTGACCAGTACCTATATTACCACCACCTGCACCTGTAGGGTCAAGTGGCGCACCTGTTGATTGAGGTTGTTGCTGCTCTGCTGGTCCTTGGAACTGTTTCATTAGTTCTGCTTGCAGTGCAGCCTCACTCATGTTGTTGGTTACTTTGTCGGGGTCTAAGTCCATTGACTTTGCAATCTCACTGATTACATATTGGAACTTAGCAAAAGGTGCTAATGCTGGATTACTTGCAATCTGCAAGAACTGCATCAGTCTCTGGCTACGTACTTCATTAGCCATTAGACTTTCTGTACCACGTGCCTTAACTTCCAAGTCACCTTTGATACCTGCATCAAAATCAAACTGCATATTAAAACGAAAGAAACCTTCACCAAGAGGCCGTAGTAGGTAATCATCTACGTTCTTGATAACAGTTTTAATATTACCGCTTGCTGCGTTCATCAGCATTGAAATACCTGATGCTGTTCTACCTACACCAGACACACCTGTTTGTCCGTGTGCAAAGCTAGGAAGACCAGTAGACTCATCAGCAAGCTGACGTGCTTTATCAAATAACTGTAGGTTCTCTGCTGACACATTAGGAAACTTAGTACCAAAGATTGCCTGACCCGGTGCGCCAGATTGTCTGCGAAATACTTTGCCCGGATAAATAGACATGTCTTGACCCGGCACTAAGTTTGTTTCGTCTACCTCAATAAGCAAGTTTCCTGATAGTACAGCATTGTCAACAGCCATACGCATAAAACCATTCATAAGTGTCTGCGTATCATCCATGTTTTCTGCAATGCCTACACCAAAGAAAGAGTATGGGTTCATTTCAAATGGTGAAGCACAGTAAGGTATCTTAGCGGGTTTAAATGGATTAAGTACCATGCGTATAAGTTTATTGTTACAAATCCACACGTTTGCCTGTAACTCGTCAAAGTCTTTCAGTTCGTCTGGTATTTCTACGCCCTGCTCTTCAAGCATTTCGGTGTCAACCATACCCCAATACTCAAGAACTTCAAAGCGGTCAATGCCATGCTCTGGTGCATAATCAGATAGGTCATCTTCCCAATACTTCTTGATGTAGTTCTCACCCATCTGGATGCACTCATCAATAACTTGACCACGAAAGTATGGACGTTTCTTTAGCATACGCATTTGTGAGCGAGACATTTTATGACGCTCGATTACAAACTGTGCCTCATCCATGTTGTTTGAATCTGGGTCTGGATAAAAATTCCACACAGAAACATGTTCTACTTGTGGTACTGTTTTAAATAATGGGTCGTAGTTACCATCATCATCCCAATTAGGATATTCTTTGTCCTTTGCAAATGGACCTTTCATAATACCTGTACCAAACAATGCCATCTCAAATGCACTGCTACGCAGGTTCTTATTAGCACCAGACTCTTCTAGTTGGTCGTGTATTTTCTTCTGCATCTTTTTAGCAGCAATCATAGCTGGGCTAAATTCAATTGCAGTAGGAGTTTTGCCCGGACCTTCTTTTAATTTATCTTGTACACCTTCTAGTTTACTTTCTAGCGGACCAAGTTTTTCTTGCAATGTTTTAGATGTAGCACCCGGTGGCAGGTCATTTCCATCACCTTTAAAACCATAAGGACTAGATAACGAAGTTTCTGCCTGAAGCTGCTCTGGTTCTTTAGGGTCAAAGTGTACATCAGCTACAACGCCTTCAGGGAGTGTTGTAGGCTCAATAGAAAGAGGAAACTTATTATTAGCAAACAGCACATCAACAATTTGACCATACGCAGCAAGCGTCTTAGTCTTGGTAACTTTAATAAATACTCGTGACTTTTCCGCTTCAGTAAATTGTACATCTGGGCCATACAATCCTCTATAGTTTCGATATGCTCTCAGCCAACGCTCTTCGTCTTGATAGCGATAGTCTTCTGCACGTTTGTAACGCTCAATGACAAATGGTATGATATTAGACACGTCAGCATCAAAAGTAACAGAATCATCTGTGTCCTCTAACGCAATAGCGTCATCTTCAATCATGATATCATCTTCATCCATACTTTTCTTCCTCAGTATCCAAAGGTAGCATCTGCAACTTGCATACCGCCACCGGGTCTACCCATCGGGTCATAATCAAATATACTAAATCTTGGTCGTGACATTATACCATATCTTAACGCATCGTACAAGTGGTCTTCTGCTTTCGTGTCCACATCTTCTGGATTCTTTTTATCCAGCGGTATGGACGGTAGTTGTGAGACAGTGTTTGTGCAACTATTAAAGAAAACAAGTCTAGGCTCTTCCGTAAATTCATCTACCTGTAAACGTCTGTGTATTTCGTTTTTACCTGCTACACGGCTACCACGGCTTCGGTCTGAAGGTCTCCACCTGCAACCTCTGCTTATCATCTGTTCCGCAAGAGATGGTCCAGTATCACCACGCTTATGCCAAAGACTACTATCCAAGACACCATATTTAATATTTCCATCTTCGGCTTCCAATTCTAATACCATATCAGCTAAGTCCGTAGCTAGGACTTTTGACACATACAATTCCCTGTACACAATGAGTTGCTCAGACGGTGCGACAGCGAACCAAATAACACCGCTGTAAGAACCATACCCGTAATCACATGCTCTAAACTTAACCCAATTGCTAGGAATATTAAAAGGTTCAACAACATGAATATTACGGTCAAACTCTGTGAACGCAGCACCTTCTTTAATATCCCAATCACCTTCAAGGAGTTGTCTTCTTTGCTGCTCTGGGAGCGACAAGAGCATAGCTTCGTAGTCACCTGACTCAGAGAGATACGGGTTGTCAGATAATCTAGCAGGAATGAACCTACGTTTAAATAATGGTTTCCCAGCTTTGCTGTGACCTGCTGGATATCGAAGAACTTCACCCGTTTCACTATCTGTCGCATCATACGCCTTATTATATGGGGCAGGGTCAATAAACATTTTCTTTACCCAGTGATGCCCTCTTCCACCGGGGTTTGTTGTAGCCCTCATAAAGATGGGCAGGTCAGGGGCAGTGGACCGTAGACGACTTCGCATGTAATTCCATGCATATGGCGATTGCCACTGGGTCAGTTCGTCAAAGCCTATCCAGCTAAAAGCCAGACCCTGATAACGCAGGACATCTTCATCTCTGTCGAGGTATGACATCCACAACCTCGCACCAGATGGCGCAGTCCACTGCATCTTTCTTTCTGACCACTTTATTCCGGGCCAGATTTTTGGATAGAGTTCCTGTGATTTAAATATTAGTTCACGTAACTCTTCCGTAGTATGTCGAAGCAACAACCCACTAAACTGCGGATGCCCCATGTACCTTAGAGGGTCTGCAAGCATGGCATAAGATTTACCACCCCCTGCTGAACCACCGTATAATACTTCACGTTCACTTGCTGCAAGAAAGTCAGTCTGTGGACCGGGATTAGGTTTAAATAATACATTAGCTGTTTCCTCTATGCTTTCAAACTCAGCAGCTTCAGATACAGTTTCTTTTATCTCAACCGTTGGCTTTTGCGCCTGTTCTTGCTTCTTCAATTTCTTGCGCTTTGGCGATTGCCTTTTGCGCATAGTCTGCCCATTTGCGGAGGCTTGCAGCTTTGTTCTTACGTTGTCGCTCATTACTTAACCGTTTCCTTAAACCTACGTGAGATATGTATCTTCCGCTATTTGTACTCAGCCAGTTAGCTACCTCACGATAGCTATATTGATTTACGTGTGTTCTGGCTTTTTCAAGCAAATCCAACTCAGTTGGAATGGGGTCAAGAATGTCGGGGTCTTCTTCGTTTCGCTTGTAACCAAATGGTACAGTACGTGCAATGCGTGGTATCTGTACCCATTCGTTTTCGTCTTTAATATCTGTTGGCTGTGGAAGTTTCCACTGCCCTGCTGAGCGTGTCATTTGTTTGTTCTATTATTTACTGTACTTTTAGTCATACCAGATTCTCGGTAATCTATTGTACCAGTTCTATCGTTAGAAACTATTGTCTGAGATTTAGCCTGAGATTTTTTTATAGCTAATTTTCGTTTAGCTTGACGGTTTAATGCTTCTGTAACTTCTTTACGAGCCTTTGCTTGTTTTTTACCTTTACGTGACGTAGTATCTTTACGTGCTTCTCGCATAACTGAGTCATCGTATGCACCGCTTGTCTGCCTAAGTTTTTCTAAACGAAGACGTTCTTTTTTTCTGGCTCTTTCAGCATCTGTTAGCATTAGTCTTCATCCTCTACTGTAGCTTTGGCTGGCATAAGCATAACACCGCCAGATGCTTCTACTTGTACCTTCTCTGTTTTAATCAAACCTGTGCGGTCAAGCAGTTCTTTAGCTGCTGACATCTTATCACGAATACCTAGTTCAGTTGGGTCATACAAAGCGTGTGTCATAGCTATAGCAGCTTTAGGTGCGTTACGTGCCATGTACATCTGCGTTGCTTCAAGTATCTCTTCCTTGAGACCTTTTACAATTGCAGTTGTAGCAGTAGACTCTGAGTAGCCAGCCAGTTTCTTAGCGGCAACTACGTCACCGCCAGCGTCCTCAAAGAGGACTTCAAGAAACTTCTGTTGTCTTTCGTTTAGTTCTCTAGCCATTATTTCTTTTTCATTTTATTTGTAGATGACATAACCATGCCACCTTTGTTAAAACGATAGTCTGTATGGCCTGTGCGTGGCTTACCTATGTAACCACCTTTATTTTTTGAAAGACCTGACATAAAAGAGCCTAACCCTTCAGAAATAGATTTACTTTCATTTTTATCGTCACTTGAAAACAAACCTGATATGGCCTTTTTCGCTGTTCCAAATATCCCATCACCTGATATACCCAATCTTTTTATATCGGCTTTAGACGCTGTACCTATAAGCTGCTTGTCCCCACCCTTTTTGCCTACGTACAATTTGGGAACTCCGTTGCTATTTCTTTCAATAAACTCATTTGCCATTATTTTAATTCTCCGTGATGCATAGCATGTGCTAATTTATGGCTACGTCCTTTTACTTGAACAGCCCACCTGCTGTCAAGCATTTCTTTTGCTGCAGTACGAAAATCTTCTTCGTGTACAGCAGCCCACATCTTTTTAAACTTACATAGACGTGGCACACCCATATTAAAAGCCATATCCACAAGTACAAGTTGACGTACAGAGTCTAAGCTGTCCACGCAAGGGTGCGATATTAACAGTTCTTTTTCGACAATCTCTACGTCATTCTCTAATAGAAAAGCAGCATCAACTTCGGTAATACCATATTGATACACTGTTTCTATGTTCGGTATGTCCATAGTATTCAATTCTTCTTCAGTAATACCACGGTCCTCTAAATTCCTGCCCACTCCAATAGTATCAATGCCAAGTGTATCCTGATAGACCTCTAAGCGTAGACCTTCGCTTTGAACAAGCTGTTTGATTAAATGTGTGCGAATATACTTCATCTACTTGCCCTTTGACTCTCTACCTAGATAGATACCATACACACCTGTCATAACACCCATAATAACAGAAACAAATGCAGACTGTTGTGTTGTTGGGTCTTCTAAATTCATAAACCACTCAGCACAACGCCACGACATTGCGACAGAAGCAATCATAGTCAGCTTGGCTGTAACATTAAATTGCAGCCATCGTTTCCACCAATCAATCATTATTTTTTACCAAAGAATTTTGTAGCCGAACGTACTCCGAAAGAAGCAGCAACGATAACTCCAAGTGAGTACTGATACCATTCAGGCATTGAGTTGAGTTGTGCGAAACCATTTGCAACCACCTCTTCCATTCCGGGTATAAAAGCTAGTATAAGGGGTATAGAAAATAAAATTGTCAGCCATTCGTCTTTCCAACTTGTAGACGAAGAACGTGCCATTTCAATGTCCCAATCAATTTCGCCAGTGGCTTTCTTCTCCATGATAGTAGCTTCAGCTTTTGCTTTTGCAACTTTAACCGTTGCAGCAGCTTTCGTTTCTTCGACTTTGCCATCCATCCAACTCCCTGCTAGACTAGCTATCGGACCTATCAGTGCTGTTAACATTATACGCCTCTTCTGAATTTGGCTGTTTTCTTTTGTATCGCTTTAGGCTGTCTGACGAATTGCTTACCAGCAGCAGTTCCTTTTCGCTTAGCACGGGAGGTGGACGCATACTCCTGCGGTGACAATGCTTTGATAGCCGCAGCAGGTAAGTACCGTTCTCCAGTTTTTCCAGACGGCTTCCCACTCTTAGTACCCCACTTTTGTTTGCCCCAATTTTTTAAACTTTTCTGCGGTCCTTTAAGTGCCATTATACGCCCTTTAAATAAAATGCCCAAGCAACTAATGCAGCTACACCAAACAATCCTACTATACATAGTATAGCTATAGTACCTATTTCAATCCAGTTTTGTATCTTTCGTCTACGTGCATCTGCTGCAGCTAATCTATCTTTACGTGCCTGTGCTTGAAACTTTATCCAATCATGCCACAGCCCGGCTCTTCCTGTGTATATCATAAGCTGCTTCAGTTCTTCTTCCTGCTGCTTTAGTTTTTCAAGGTGCATAAACTCTTCTAAGTCTGCACCACCAGCACCACGTTTTTTCTTTTCACCCTTTTTGCGTAGGTCTTCTGTAGCATTTACATACTTCCCTACTTGTGATGCAACGTCAGCTATCTCACGTCCATTACTGATAGCCATCTTGATTGCTGCAAATGCTGCATTAGCTGCTGCTATTTCTGCTAACATTTGCTACTCCACAATCTTTACGATGTAATTCTTACCGTCTGGACCTTTGCTGATTTCAACTGTTTTAGATTCGCATGAGTATCGTACTGTACCCGTATCTTTATATAAGTTTCTTTCGATTGTGCGTTTAGCTTTTAAACACTTGGACAGCTTTTCAAAAGCAGTATGCTCCGCTACACTGCCGGAAAGATATAGTATTAGTGTAATTGTCTCAGTCACCATCTTTTCCGTTTCTCATTATCTCTAGTCTAGCTTCTATTGCACTAATACGTTTTTCATAAAATTCCAATGTTAGTTTCTGTTGCTGGTCATGTGGCGCACGACCCTCATCAATCTGTGATGTTAGTTCATCTATCTGGTCAGCAAGATGTTCAATCAACATGAACTGTTCGCTGTCGGCAGGTAAACTGCCCATCTCGCCACGAGGCCACTTTATGCGGAACTCTGTATTTTGCTCTAAGTCAGACTTCATCATAGTTTGATTAGTCTCTAGTGTGTTTAGCCTTTCAATCAAACCAAAGTATGCCCACGTTGCCAGTGATGCAGCAGCAACCATGCTGATAATATTACGTAGAGGTAAT